ACCGATGCGGACTTCATAGCTATCGTCGTTGTAACGGCGCAAAATCATCTGTCCGTCTTCTTCGAGGATGCCCGGTGCTTTGCCAAGGCTATTGAACTTCCAAGTGTCCATCTGCATCATCCATACGAAGCCGCGTGGACAGTTGATTTCATGGACCACTTTGATTGGCCCGCCAGGCCCCATCACAGTGACCGCCTCGAACCCGATTTGGGGCATATCGAAGCTCTGAACCGTTGAGTACAGAACTTTCGAACCGAGTGCTTTGATGAGGCTCGAGTAGTCGCGTGGATTCAGGAACGCCGTATCAGGTCGTCCGCCTTCCGCGACAATGCGGGCCGAAAGCTCGACCAGAGTCTCTTCGATCGGCGCGCCCGCTGTGCTGCTAAGGCGAACACCGGCAAGACGCGTGACATCGCTTGTTCGGTCAAGACCAAAGAACGGCGTTGCGCTCGGAGCACTAACTGGAATCCAGGCAGGGACGCCCGAAACCATCGCGCCGAAGTCGCCATGCTGGAAAAGGAAATCATTGACGGCAACCGAAGGAACACCTGTATTCCATGGGTTCGCAACCGTAATCGTCCCGAGATCGCGATCCAAACCGACGACCGTGACGAAGCCGGGCTTCACTGCGCCGCTTGTGCCGTCAGTTGTCGCTGTCTGAAGTGTCATGTTGACTTCGAAGTTCGTGATGTCCGCAACATTTGAAAGCGTGATGGTTGCCGACGCGACCGATGAAGTCGACGAGATCTGACCGCGCGACCCGCCCCCGTTGTGCCATGAAGCAACCGCGAGCGAGCGCGTTGCCGTGATCATGGCGCCGTCAATTTCCTGCTCGAGACCTTCGACGAGCGCATTCTCGTTGCCTTTCGAGGCACGGATCGCTTCGCCGCTGATCACTGCAAGCGCGTAGTCTTTTTGGCGCGTGATCACGAAGCGATTGTACTGCGATGGCGTCACGAACGTCTGCGCAGAGCTGAACGTTGCGGAGCGGCCTTGCGGCGTTCCATTCCGAAGCGCGACGACTTTGTTGATGCCTCCGAAGTCTGTGGACTTGCCAACCATGGCCCAAAATGGGTTATTTGGGTAGGTCAGCGTCTTGACTTTTTCAGCTGAGTATTTTTGCTTGAGTACCGCGGTAAGAGCGGAGATATCTAAAATCGACATAGTTCACCAGAGCGTTAGAGATTTGATTTCTCACCATGCACTCCGGTGTTCGACTTTGGTTTCTCACTGAAACCATGGATAGGCTATCGAAAGATCAGTCCTTCCACAAGTGTTTTGCGAGGTAATCCGCTTCCGCTTGCCGACGTTCATCAGGTGTCATTTTGTCCATGTTGGTCGGAAGTGCAGCCGTTGCGCGCTCCGCAACTTTTGCGTTACTGATTGTCTTGCCAGGAGGCGACTTTGCAGGTGTAGCAGGCGGCGCTACACGTTTACTGCGACGTTCATCGATGGCTTTGAATCGCGCGCTCGCCTGATCTTCCAGATATTGCGTCAGATCATCAATATCCGGCACTTCTTGGGTCTGTTTAAAGTATTGATCTGCGACTTTCCATGCATCCGCCCACACTTCTTCCGGTTCGAGTAGCGTCAACGTGGGGTATTTGTCCTCATTCGAGGAGATATTCGCCTTGAATTGATTCCGACTGGCTTCATAGTTACTCGTTGCCGCTCGTTGCTGTTGAGCCTGCTGTTCTTCGGCCCGCGAGCGCTCAAATGCTTCTATTTTCTGCGACAAAGCTTCGATCTTTGCCTCCGGCGTGTCGGCGTTCAGAATGCGCCGCGTCAATTCTTCGTAAGAAAGGCCCGTTTCTTTGAGCGCTTCGATTGGGTCTTCTTTGACCCTGGCATATTTGCCTTTAAGGGCCTCGATTTCTGCCTTTTCACGCGCAACGCTAGCTCGCTCGGCGGCAATCTCTTCCTTTTGAGCGCGCAGCTTCGCTTGGAACTGTTGTTCTCTATGCAACAGTTTGCCCATCTTGCCCGAGATCGCCTCTTCTTTGGGCGCCGCTGGCTCGGGGACGACGGGGACAGTTTCGGTTGCTTCTACGGGGACTTCTGGGACGTCTACGGGTGCTTGTTCGGTCATGCAGGGGGCATCATGGGCGCCTGTGGTGGTGGCATCATAGGCGGTGCCCCTGGCATCATGGGCGGCGCCCCAGCGCCCATCATATCGGGAGGCATCATCCCCGGCGGTGCTTCGGGCATCGCTGGCGGCATCGGCGGCTCTTCAGGCTGCATCAACGCCATCGCTTCCGAGATGAATTTGAGCAGCAAGTCGAGATTCTCTTGCGGCACCTTCATCCGGCGATAGTACAGATATGCGTCCTGTACGGTCTTGATCGCCTGCTCGAGGTTCATGAGTGGCTCAGGCGGATTGTATTCACCCTTGTCGATCATGTCTTCGAGCCAGTCGCTCATAAGCTCTTGACTTGAGAACATCCCGTCAAGCTGACGCTGAAGATCGGGGAAGTCGAGAAGACGCATCCCGACTTCAGGCGTGATGGTACCGCGATCCATCATCTCATTGACCTGCTCCATGCGCGACTCCGGATCGTCCGAAAGCGCATTCACAGGGTAGGCCTTCATGATGTATTCCTCTTCTTTAAGGTTGACATCGGACCATTTGATCTTCTCTACCGAGCGCTTGCCTTCAACCTTCACTTGGTAGTCGGGATTCGCTGCCGATATCTCGCGCGCAAGTTCAATCATCTGCCGTGCGGTCTCAAGGAAGAACGCCTCATACTCGCGTGCAACCACGACGAATCGCTCTGTCTGGATATCGACGAATGTCCGTAGCGCCTTGCCACTATCCAGGCCCGAAGGCTTCTGCGACTGCGCGCTAAGCTGGCTGATCCCCGCGATCTCGTAAGCTCGCTGATAGAGCTCCCAAAGGTGCTTATAGATCTCAGGCGCTACCGCTCCCGGGACGTACACCTGTGGCGGCATCCCCGTGTACTTGATGATGGTGCCGATCTCGTTGTCGAGATGCGTCGAGAGCACTTTCGATGAGTTCTCGACCATCCAGTGAGATTTGCCCATTAGGTGGTGCGCTTGCTGGATGCTACGCAGCAAGGTGTTGATCTCAATCTGAATGCCGGTCAACTCTTCGGCGAGCCCGATGCCCCAGAATCCTATCGGGGACTTTGACCAACGCACAAACGCAAACGGAAAGTAATCGCGCGTGTAAGGCTCATCGAGAAGCACAGCGCCTTCGATCGTGAGCACGTGGCGTCCGTCCGTCGCATCCTTGCCCGATGGGAGATGCCATGCTTCGCGCACGGTGATAAGATTCGATAGGTATCCGATGATGCTTGAATCGCCCGTTTCATAGTCGAATGACGGCGATTGAGGTGCGTTCATGATCTTGTCTTCGTGCTCTGGATAGAGCTCGCAAAGAACAAGCTTATCCATGCGCGCAACCTGATACATCTGGCGTGGGCGACAGTCCCGCCCATCCGCTTCATCGACCAATATCTCCCACGGGAAAACACGCTCGCAGCGAATGTCTTCGGTCTCCTGGTAGATCTTCATCACGCCAGTCCCGTAGATGCAGGCATCGAGGAACACTGTCGGCGCGACCTGGTAAAGGTCCACTTCGTAGAACTGGCCCTCAGCGAACTTCGTCAATTGCTTCGCTTTGCGTTGCTCGGTGTAGTCGCCGCCAGATGTCAAGAACATCGGCTTGGGGCGCACCTTCGTCACCTTCGCCGTGGCTGCACCGCACATGTTCTTGATGACGTTCAGGCTAAGCCTGAAAGAGCCCGCTCCCAGGCCCGTACGCAGGATTGGCGAGCCTTGCGCCCCGAAGCCTACGTAGTTGCCATACATGCGCGCATAACGCCACGTCGCCTCACGGCGGTAGCTTTGCGTGGTCGACATCTGGGTGATCGTCTGGTGCACCGACGAAGCAAGCTGGTCGCCCTCAAAGCGCCACCAACGAAGATCGTTCTCTTGCTTGTATGCACCCATCGATTAGCCCCCAGAAGATAAGTAAAGAAGTTCGTCCTGCTCGCGTCGCCTTCGAACTTCAGCTGCGGCAAGGTCAGCCGGATGCATCTCCGATGCTTTCGCAGGAGGCGGCCCGAGTTCGAAGGACATGTCGCCGATCTTCGCAGAGCGAACACCGTGCGCCTGGAGCACCTTGAGAAGCTCGTCGATCTCTTCGCAAATATTCTCGCTCATTTTTTCTTTGAAGCCTTCTTTTTAGCTTCACGCTGTACACTGTACGCAATCGCGACGGCTTGCTTGGGGTCGTTGCCCGAAGCGATCTCTTTCTTGACATTGCTCTCGCGTGCAGCGTTCGATGAACTCTTTTTCAGAGGCATGCTTGTACAGTATCAGAATTCCACTGAAGTCAACATCGATTTGGTCAGATTTGCCAAATTCTCGAAACCTGTTATTTTGCCCCGATGACAGAAACCATCGCATTCCTGGTGGGACTCATGACGTTCTGGGTTCCGCCAGCCACTGACACTGAAATCGTGCGCTATACACACATCGCGGCTGACTCTGTTGCAGTCGCAAAAGAGAAAGATTGGCTTGGCCTATCTCAAGCCGAGACGGCGGCCGTGATACTGAGCATTGCATCGTTCGAGAGCGGCTACCGCAAGGACATCGACCATGGGATTGTACGAGGTGACGGCGGCAAGTCCGTTTGTCTCGGCCAAGTACAGGTCCCGCGCAAGTACCGCGAGATCGTCGCAACGGACAGGCGTGCCTGCTTTAGGGCGATGCTGGAGCATGTCGCCTATTCGTGGGACTGGTGCCACCGACTACCCTGGCATGAGCGCCTGAGCGGTTATACGGTCGGCAAATGCGTCAGAAGCAAGACTAGCCGTAAGTACTCGGCCCGCATGCTTGAGGCTTTCGATGGGATTGAAGACCTCGGATTTGCCAATAGATAGCTCACCACTCCATCTCCGACTGCTTACGTTCCCACGAATGCTGCGCGTGCTCTTCCATGGCCCGCTCTTGCTGAGCATGGGCCTCGGCAGTGCCCCATGCTGGTCCAGGAACGGGTTCTAACGCTTCCATGTAGGCATTCGCGGCCCGCCACGCATAGAGCGTCGCATCGGCGCAATGGTTATCAAAGCCAGGGTGCTCACGCTGCCTGCTCTCATGCCAGATAAGCGTCGACCATTCGGCGATGAGCTGCCCGGCAACTCTTCGGTGTACCCTAAGAGTTCCCTCTTCGAGCGAGCCGTTCAGTAGCGAGATATAGCCAAGCTTGTTTTGCTTGTCGGCTGGCATCACGGGAATGCCGTAACGTCTGCGCATCTCTTCAGTGTAAGCTTTTCCCATGCCGCCGGTGTCGCCAATGATACGCTCAAACGCGTACTTTGCTGAAAGGTCTTGCGTGATGCGGGCCGCTTCGGATGGAATGAGCCCGGAATCCCCAAACGCCTCCACGATATAAACCGTCTTGTCGTACTCGCGCCAACCGAGCACGCAGAAGGCCGTCTTATCGTTGATTCCAAAGTCGATGCCGAGCACGTAGGTCCACTTTCCTTGCGGGATAACGTCCACGCCGTTGCGAGCATCATCGTAGTGGTATACAAGTCCGCTCGTGTCCTGGATCCATTCGCCGTCGAGGAGTTGACGCCGCGTTACCGCGTCGAGCGCCTGCAAGGCTTTACGGTAGCTCTCTTGGTCCAAATGAGGGTTATCCCCAAGGCCAGCAGGCACAAAGATACGGTCGTCGCTGGTGTCTGTAGCAACAAAACGACGGAAAACCCAATCGTGACCCACGCCGCCCGGGTTTGACGCGCTTCTGATTCTAAGCGGGATCGTTTCGTTTGCGTTTCGTCGGCATCGCGAGAGCAGGTAAGAGTATCGCGACTCAGGGAACTGAGTAAGTTCGTCAAAAAAGATCGAGTGGAAGTTAGCGGATTGATAGCGAAACTTGTCATTTTCATTGTCCAAATATCCGAATTGTATCTTAGCTCCCGAGGGGAAGCGCCATTGGCGGTCCATCCCGTGCCATGAGGCATTCGTCCCGCGTAGCCAGGCGTGCGAACGGTCCATGATAGCACCTGGCAAAGAGAGATCGCTATAACTTTTTCGCAAGATGAGCGCGTTGTAATACGGGATATGCACGTACTGCAGAGCTGCCATCAGTAGCGCGTCCGACTTGCCGCCTCCTGCCGCGCCCCCGTACAAGGCTTCGAAGCAGTCCAACTCGAGAAATCGACGTTGCGCGGGGAAGGGCTCGTGAGGGGAGTAGGAGACTGGT